GTCCATGGCCATCTGGATTTCAGCCGCCGAGTCCATCGCCAGCTGATAGTTATGGCCGAAGCCATCGGGGGTATAGCCGATGACGTCCGGCAGGAACACGCCGCGCTCGGCCAGATGAGCCTGGTCGGCCCGCCAAGCGGCAATTGCCTCTTGCAGATTCATGGTTCTCTCACTCCGCTTGCTGCCGGGCTTTTCTGGCCGGCGAGACTGTTACGATGTTGGGGGAAGGCCTTCGGCGGTTAGCCGTAGATCGTGGCGTCGATCTTCACGAGCTCACCCGGCGCGCCGGCCGAGCGGGCATAGAAGCCGGTCTCGATGGCGATGCCGACGGTGATGGTGCCGGCCGCAAAGGTCTGCGTCGGGTCGACCACGTAAGTGCCGAGACCACCGTTGCCGGTGATGAACGCGGTGATCGAAGTGCCGGCAGTGATGCCGGATGCGCTGATCGAGTCGCCGAGCGCCAGCTTGCCGGAAGCGACCGCAGTGACGCTCAGCACGCCATAGGTTGCGTTGATCGCTTCGCCCTGGACGTTCTGCTCGCCGATGTTCAGGGCATAATCGCCGACGCCGCCGGGAATGCCGTCCAGCTGCTCGACGATCTTGGTGCCCGCGGCAACGCCCGCGCCGCCAATCGTCGCGCCCGGGTAGAGCGTGCCATTGGTGACGGCCGACACGTTCAGGATGTTGTCATTGATCGAGCCGGTAACCGCCGCGGTGGCCGGGGCGATCGAGCCCGTCACCGAGGCGCTTTCGACGGTGCCCGACGGCGCGAACAGCACGGTGCCGTCAGCGAAGTTCGCATAGGCCTTCATGCCCGGCAGCGCTTCGGTGTTGCCCGCATTGCGCGCCCAGAGGCCCGCGCGAGCCATCAAGCTCATCTGGAAGCCCCGCGGAATGACCATGCTCGATTCCTGCAGATAGCCGGTGATCAAGCCCTGCTGTTCACGATGAACGAAGCCGGCCGGGCTGCCCGAGCCGAAGTTGTTCACGACGGCCGGCGCGTCGTTGGCGTCGACTTCCTCAAAACTGAGCCACGCGAAGCGACCGACAATCGCGCCCTGATCGCCAGCGACCAGGCCGCCGGGACCTGCGTCGACAGAGAAGCGCGGATTGGCGTTGCAGAAGTCACCTTCGACGGCGGGCGCCGGCTGAGTGTTCACGACAGTCTGAAAACCACCCATTGGGGTTTGTCCTTTCAAGTCAGATGTTTGCCAGACGAATCTGGCGCGTCAGTTGAGGGAGATGGCCCCTTAGGCGAGCTTGATGCGGCTGGCTTCGGGGAAGCGGTCGGCGAAGCCCTTGGCGCTTGCCGCGTCCATTGCGACGGTGGGCGTCGGCTTCGGCTTGCTGCCGGGCAGCGGCTGCATCTCGAGGATGGTCGGCAGCGCCGAGGCGTGCACACCCTTGATCTTGTCGCCGAGGCCCATTGCACTGAGCGCGGCGCGATAGACGCCCTCCGCGCTGTCGCATGCGATCGCTAGTTCGCCGACATAGGGGCGGACCTTGCGTTCGGCGTCGCGGATCTCGCGCTGAGTTTTCGTGACCTGTGCAGTGGTGTCGGCAACCGCCTTTGCGATCGCCGCATCCATGGCGGGCTTGTCGACCATTTCTTTATCCTTGTCTTCGTCGAGCGCCGGGGGCGCGGTGGTGGTGTCGTCGTCGAGCTCGTCGGCAGCGCCGCCGCCGTCGATCATCGCGCAGACCTTCGCGATATCCTCATCGGACAGCTTGCCCGTGAGAAACTGGCGGACGCCTTCAGCACCGGCGTCCATGGTGGTCTCATTCGGGCCCTGCCCGACCACCGGCAGGCCCTCGGTCGCGTCATTGTCGGCCGCGGCGCCTTCCGCCGGGTCGACGCCATCGAGGCTATCGAGCAGCGCCGCCACGTCATCGATCGAGGCGTCCTGCGCCAACTTGCCGGCCGTCAGCTTCGTGATGCCTTCGACGATGCCGGCTTTCTTTTCCTTGAAGTTCTTGGACGTGACGCCCTTGAACAGCGGTGCCAGATCGATCTTTGCGTCCATCGCCAGCTTGGGGCGCAGCGCGATCATCAGCGCGCCCATAGCGACGGCGCCCTTGCGGGTCAGCAGGTCTCTCTTCGACATTAGAAACAACTCCTCGAGTTTTGGGATTGCCGCATCACCGACGACGACATCGCTGCCGGCGCGGCCCTCGCGGACAGTCGCTACGTGATTTCCGACGATGTCCCGCATGACGCCGTGATAATCTTCACCCTCATAGGTGCCGGGCGTCATGTCGGCGCGGTAGCGGTACGCGCTGGACAGTTCCTTCTTGACGTCGTTCTCGACGTCGTCGATTGCATCGCGCGCCCAGATCACCAGGCTGTTGCGCAGAAACGGGGCTTGGAAAACTGCGTCCGTGCCGGTCGAGCCGATCACAAGATCCGGCTGATGATCATCAGCCGTGACGGGCTTGTGCCGCGACAACAGCGGGATGTTGTTGAAGGTCGGCGCGGCCTTCGCGAGCTCATCCGGATCGCGGAGAAGCTTATAGACCTTGTCCGGATCGAGCCCGAGCGATTGCCAATCCGGAATCTCGCGGCCGATGTACGGATTGACCGTCGCCTTGCTGATGTTCGTGATCTCGACGTGCAAGCGGCCGTCGCGGTCATAGGTCCGCACGCTCGCGCGGTCGAAGGCAAGCCCGTGCGGCCGCGCCTCCGCGCGGTGCTGGCGCTCGGAGACAGGCGACATAGGCAGGACTCTTACTTCTTCGCGGGCGCTTCGGGCTTCGCTGCGGCCGTGGGGGCCGCGGCCTTCGGCGTCTGCGCCTGCAACTGGTTCTGCAGCTCGAGCAGAAGCGGCGCGGCCGTCTCATACGGCAATTTCATGATGCCCTGCCCGATCGTCTGCAGATCGGCGCGCGTCACGTCGAGCTTGACGTGATCGGTCGGCGCCTGCGCGAAAGCAGCGCCGGCAGACGCGAGCGAGAGGGTGGCAGCAAGTGCGAGCTTCAGCATGTTGTCTCCGTGGCTATGGTGGTATCGAACGCGCGGACGTTCCAAGCTCGGCGGACTTATTGGTCAAGCAATAGAATCCGAGGTGACCGTCGAGCGACCGCGGCGATCCAGGAGGCGGTCGGCTCTGCGAATGGCAGCGCTAGAGGCGGGAAAGAAGCCGGCTATCTCGCATTAGTCGTGCTTCTTAAGTTGTGCAGTCATAAAGCGGTCGGCGCCGCTCCGCTTGTCCCCTGATGGCGGCGCAACAGCTCCCTTCGCCGAGGTTTCAGAAGGGCTACAATCCAACGTCGGCGTTCACATTTTACCGCTGCGCCACTATCGTCGCCGTTGTGGGTCCCCCATTTCGCCCCCCCGGCCCGTTGCCGATCTGTCGGACACCGTCTTACTAGCGTCACACGTCGCGCGCGATTGTGGTATCAATGGACGCAACGTGGAGTTTAAAGTAAAAGGTTCACTCGATGCAGTGTGTCCCACCAACAGGAGGGGCATCGGCCTTCGTCACTCGGCCCCGCTGAGGTGTCCAAGCGGCGACGCCAATGTCCGGGAAAACGGGAGTGCAATAGATCGACATGCCGACTGATCCCAAGGATATCGGTGAGCTACAAAAAGCTCTAAACGACGCGTCCGCTAAAGCGTCCGTACTCTGGATCACATTTGTAACCTTTGAACTCTATCTAGCGATTGCGTTCGGCTCTGTGACACATCGCAACCTCTTTCTCGAAGAACCAATCAAACTGCCGCTCTTGAATGTCGATCTTCCATTGGTCGGCTTCTTCGTGGTAGCCCCCAGCGTCCTACTTGTGTTTCAATTCTACATTTTCCTTCAGCTTCTTGCGCTCGCGTACAAGGCTACAGATTTCGATGGCCTCTTGAGAAGGGAATTCCCAAGCGAACATAGTAGCGAGCTTCTGCGGCAACGGCTTGATCCATTTTTGATCTTGCAATTCCTCGTTGGCACAAAGTCTCAGAGGAGAGGTCCGATAAGCGTCTCGCTACGTTTCATAGCGTGGATCACGCTCGCGGGCGCACCAGTCGTTATTTTGCTACAGGCACAGTTAGCCTTTTTACCTTATCACTTGGCCGAGGTTCAGTGGTTCCTGCGTCTTTGTGTGGTCGTCAGTCTCATCATTATCTGGTGTTTTTGGGACCCGGTCCGGGCCGACGATCAGCCGGTATTCAAGAATATTTCTCCACGGGCTTGGTGGATAGTCGGCGGCGCAGGCACTTTTCTTGTCGCTATCTTTAGCATCTTCGTAGCTACCTTCCCCGGAGAGTTCTTGAACGATCGATTTTCCGTCCCGTTTCGGGCTACACTCTTCGACGGAGACATGCACAATGGGCGACTAAGCAGCCCATTTTCAAATCGTCTTGTTTTAGCTGATCAGTCATTTATCGACCCCGATAAGCTAGAAAAGCTCGAAATCAGTCGGTCCTTCCGTGGACGCGACCTGAAGGGTGCTATTTTAGACAGGGCAGACCTGCGGAGAGCCGATTTCACCGGTGCGATGCTCGATCAGGCCAGTTTATCTGGTGCCCACCTTCAGCGGGTACGTTTCGGCTGCTATGGCGGGACAGCCGCACGACCGGATCCCATCCCATGGCCTCGTGATGAATGTACTTGGCTGCGCGATGCGGACTTACGATTTACGGAACTAGACGGAGCTAATTTTAAGTCTGCACGCCTTGATAGTGCGGCGTTCGATTTTGCAGCGGGACGGAACGTCGATTTCGAGTATGCACAATTGGCACACGCTTCGCTCCGGTCTGCTGATTTGCTGGAAGCCACCCATGATCGCGCACGATTGGAGGATGCGCATTTCGATGAGGCGAACCTAATCGGAGCGTCAATACAGTACGCTCATTCTAGTGATGCGCATTTTAACTCCGCTAAGCTTCAAGGAGCCAATCTTATGGATGCCAAATTCGAGAGAGCCAACTTTTTTGGTGCTAATCTTCAGGCCGTCAATCTTAGCTTAAGTGATCTCTCGAAGGCCACACTCGATTATGCACAATTGCAAGGAGCGTCGCTTTTCAAAGCCACTTTAGAGAGAGCGACTTTTGTTGAAACCGGCCTGCAAGGCGCATCAGTGATCGGTGCGCACCTTGCCGGCGTCAAGCTAGATAAGGCGTACCTGTGGCGCGCAAGCGGTTCGCCTGAGGACATCGATCCAACTGTGCTTGAAGGCGCGAATTTTTCAACACGGCCGTGGGGTGAGATATCCAATTTTGACCAATGGTTGCAACCGTTGATTGAAGCGATTCCGGATCCCAAACGCGCTGCCTTTGCAAGCACTTTATCGGGGCTTTCGCCCACCGCGGCCGAGCCGGAGTTTCCGCTAGGTAGACCCGTTGCTTTCCCGCGCAACAACTCGTCAACATCGATCTCTCACGAGGCGCCTCGTTCGGTCTCGAATAAAACTCGGTAAACTTCCGGCGCAAATAGCCATTCCGCTTTCTGCGCTCGCAGTAGTCGAGAAGTGCGGACAGTCCGAGGCTGGCTGGGGCGGCCGACACGCTTTGCCGGCCGGCTGAGGACTGCGATTACCTCGACCGTTCGCGCCACCGGCTCCTTGCCCTCAGAAAAAGCGTAGCTTGCTCTCGATCTTCGAGAGGCGATCCGAAATGATCGGGTCGACGGTATTTATAACGTGCTGAACCACTGTCGCGAACTTCGGCGCCAGCGTTTCTGCGAGCGCATCGCCGAGCTGCCGCAGCGCCTGCGGCGTGACGAAATCGGCTGCCTCGAGCTTGTCCAGCCGGGCGCCCTGCGCGGTCTGCGCGTCGAGCAGTTCGTGCAAATCACTGTGCAGCGGATCCACGTTAGTGCCCAGCTGCGTCTGCACCTCCTGGCGGAAGGCGTCTAGCTGGGCATTCACCTGCGCCATGAACTGCGCCGCCAGCTGGGCGAAACGCTCATCGATCGCGAGCGCGTTCACGGAGGCCGCGGGCGAGTTTGCTACGGGTACGACGGGTGCTTTGGCCGCCGGGGCGGCCGGCGCTTTTGGGTCAAGCATGGCTGTTTCCTTGGAGGGGCGTGCTCGTCAAAGAACCGAGGTCGGCTCTTGGGGCCTAAGCGGAATTCATTGCTTGATCAGACTATTGCGGCCTTTGACCCAAAGCAGATATCCGACCAGCAACGCGCAAGCCCTTCGTGTGCAAGGCAAGGAAAGCGAAGTCTGGATTGACGTCCACCGTTGTATAACCACTGAGCGCGAACGCGGTCGTCAGACTGCTCTATCCAAAGGCCATGTCGGCGATCCTTACCCACTCCGGCGGACTACAATGTCTGGCTGCGGGCTACAGAGGACGACGCAAACGCGCCGCAGCGGCCGTTGCGCGACCACTGCGGGCTGTCACCCTTAGCGCTCTAGGAAGATCCAGAGCCTACCTGACTTTTCTTATTGCGTTCTCTGTAAAGGCGCCCTTTGATATAGACATATCGTGAGATACTGCACACGGAGTTCGGTGGGCAGTATGTGGCATGGGGAATGGCATGTCGATTGCTGACGGCGATTTCAAAACCCTGCTTGATACGTTGGAGAAAAGCTCCAACCGGACCCGTTCAGTCTATTACGTGTTTGCCATCATCTATATCTCCATCACCCTTTATGCCGTCAATACATTCATGTTTTCCTTCCCCGATGAACGCCTAATACGCATCCGGCAATTCGTGGCTGAATGCGAAGATCCACAAAAACAAAAGCAGCGAGATGACCACTGCATCGCTATAGCCGTCGGGATTCAGAAACAACAGGTGGACTTGCCGCCGAGTTCCGGATTCTTGGAGAAATTCGCACAGGCGGAGGAGCAGCACCGCCGGGACACCTATCTCGACGAGATCGCCGCGAGCCGAAAATTCACTTTTCCGCTGTTTGGTGTGAGTGTGGATCGCGGTTATTTCTGGCTGATGAACTCTCTGATCGGCGTTGTCATCTATTTTGTCCTACTGTCGGCGCTAGCAAACGAAGCATATCTCTTCGGCTTCATGGTGGCCGCCGCCGGGAGCGATATTGCACGCCTTCAGCTTGTTCTTATGACCCAAATGCTGTCGTCGCCGTCCGATCAGGATGGCAATGCACCAATATCATATACTCTGACGAAGAGATTCTTGTTGCAATCCGTGATTCTGTTGCCGGTCGCGGCGGGTCTAATGTGGATCTGCGACGACTTTTATCTAACCGATATACTTCGGGCGCATTTTAGCCAGGTGAGCTTCGAAACGGCGGCAGCCGGCATTCGGGATGACTTCTACAAGTTGCCGATCCTCTTCACCGTCAGCCTCGTTGTCCAGGCCGCATCCATTGTCATCATGCTGCATGGATTTCGCAACATTAAGGTCAATCTCTCTCGAATTCACACCGATTACCAAACAGCTCATAACAATCTCAAAGCAGCTATTAGCTTCGGGTCGTCAAATGGGTGATCGTGTCATCGATTTCTTCCGTCGAATGAAGGCCTGATTGCTTAGCCGCCTTCTGTGAGGCCTTCGCGGGCATTGTTTAGAAGCGGCTCTATTGCCTGTATCGCGCTAGCTGGTTCAAGGGATCGGATCAGGTCAAAAGAGCATTTACCTCGCCAAGTCCGCTTGTGGCCCCGACTCGGACTTCCGGCGAAGTCCGATTTTCGTCCCGTGTTGAAGGCAGAGCGGACATCATTCCGCCCTCACGAGAACCCCGGAATGACTGGCCGGCTGATACACCGGCAGTTGATTTCCTCGCCTGGGAAGATCCAGCGCTGCACGGCAGAGTCCCACATACCTTTGTTCACGTCGTACTTTTTGCCGTCCATGGCGACATGCGTCGGGCGCGGATGCTTGCCGCCTCCGGAATGCACCCAGATCGCTTGCGTGATGCCCAGCTCATCCTGGCGCGCCCGCGTCATCGAGGCGGTGGCCTTGTTGTTCTGGTCGCGAGCAATGAAGGCGGCCCGCCGGCGGGTGACGCCGAATTGCTGTTGCAGATCCTGCGTCAGCAGCGCGAGATCGCGGCCCGTCTGGACCGAGTGCATCACCAGGCCCTCGATGTTCGTGAAATACCGGCTCGGAATCGACTTGATCAGCGAGACCTGCTGACTGACCGTTGCCGCCATGATGTCGCGCATCGCTGGCGTCATCTTGAACTTCACGGTGAAGCCCGCCTTTTTCAGGATGGCTGTCAGCGCGCCACTCGAGCGCGAGGCGACCGATTGGGCGAAGAATTCCGCCAGCTCCGGCGCGGCCTCGTCAAAGTTCTTCTGCCACCGCCTGGCCAGCTTCCGGATCGCGTCTCGGAGCTCGTCGGCCGGCGTGCGGTCCTGCGCCATGACCGGCTCATTGGCCCGGTACGCCGCGCGCAGCCAATACCGGACCGAGTTGTCCATCTCGGCAATCAAGGCCTGCATCTTCTTCCGATAGGCGTCCTCGATGCCGGCATTGGGCCGGACTGCCGATAGGACCTTGTCGGTTTTCTTCGTCTGCAGGCGCCTGGGCATCAAAGCCACTTCGCTGCCATGTGGCGGATCATGCCGGTGATGCCGCCGCGCTTCCAAAAGACCGACGACGGCAATTCGTCGAGCGTTTGAGCGGCCGTGATCAGCGATGCTCCAATGATCGCGTCACGGATATGCCCGGCCGGAATATGCCCGGTCTGCTCGTCGATCACGGACAAGAGCTCATTGGTGAGCACCTGGACGTCTTCGACATAGACGGCCGTCTCATAGCTGAACGCGGTCACGCGGCCTCGCGCTCCAACTCGGCGCCCTCGCCTTCATCCTGCTGCTCGTCGCGATCGCCGCCGGCTTCCTCCGCGATCCGCGCCGCGCCGCCCTTGGGCTCGAGCCCTTCTTCCTCCTCATCGAGAAGGTCCGGGACGTCATCGGGATCGATGCCCTGATATCGGGAGTCCGGCGCGCTCGCGACGGCCTTCCGCTCCTCTGCGGGATCGATCACGCCGCTATTGATCCGGATATCCGCCGTTTCGGCCTCGAGCTTGTCGACTTCTGCCTTTTCCTTCGGCGTCAGCTCGGTCAGCGGCACAAACGTGAACGTGATGGTCGGGTCGACCTGGCCCCAAAGCGACAGCATCACGAAATGCATCACCACTGTCAGGTTTGGCCGGATCTGCACTTCCTGCCCGGCGTTGATCGTGTCGTCGAACGTCTCGATCTCGCCCTCGGATGACGCGTTGAGGCCTGCCGGCGAGATGCCCAGCAGCTTCACCAGCGGGATGCGGCTCACGCTGGCCATGTGCTCTTGGGCCTGCGCCTGCAGCTGGTCCAGCGTGGTGAGCGGCGTCGAGACGTTGAAATATTCCTCGGTGTCCTTATTCAGGACCAGGAGGCCCTGGTTGTCTCGATTGCTGTTGAACAGCACCAGGCGCTTGAACAGCTGCTCGCCGCCGGCCGCGAGCATCTGCGCCATATCGGTCTTGATGCCGCTGGTCGAGAACGTGCCGACCAGGTCGGAAACCGACTGCCGCACGCGGAGCCAGTTGTCCACGTAGGGCTTGACCATCTGAGACATGGACAAGCCGCCGAACGAATAGGCAGGCTTGAGCAGGTCCGGGACCTCACGGCCGATGAAGGTCAGGAGGCGACTTGAATGCACCTCCTTGCCCTGCACGAACCATGACGACGGCTTGTACCAGTCGGGCTTGAGCGGATCCGCAGAATTGTAGCTCGACGGATAGGTCCACACCGGCTCAATGACGCGGAGGCGCTTGAGCGAGCCTTTGCCGACCTTCAGCTTGCTGGCTGCGCTTGTGCCGTCGCCGATCGGCAAGCGCAATTCCTCGCGATCGTCGGTGGTGCCCAAGTCAAGATAGAGATGAGACCGGCCAAAGAAGCCATCGACCTCAAGCGACTTTTTGAATGCCTCTTTCACTCCGAGGCGCGTGAACTCGTCCTCGAGCTCCTTGATTTTCGTGGTCTTGTCGACGTCGCCGACGGCCTGAAACTTGATCCATTTCCGCGTCATCTCCGTCGCGATGGTGTCGGTGATGACGCGATATTCCGCGCGCTGCGCCAGCTCGGCGAGGTACGGATAGCCGAGGAATTCGAGGCCTTCGGCAAAGACCTGGTTGGCGAAAGTGCCAGCCCAGCCGAGCGCGCCGCCCATAGCGCTGTCTTGCGCCATTGTCGGCGGATCGACATCGGCCGGCAGGACGCCCGGCGGCGGCACGGCAAATTTGAACGGGTTGAACTTTTGCCGCGCTGGTCCGGTACCGGCCGCGCGCAAGATCATCTCGTCGGTGATCTTCGGCAGGAACGCCGGCAGGTCGATCGCCGCCTCGGCCTTGGCGGGCGCGACCTTCTTCGCCGCCGGCTTCTTCCGCTTCCGCTTCGGCTTAGGCTTCTCGACCTTGGCGCGCTCGACCTCGAGCATCGTCTCAAGGACGAGTCTGCGGATTTCCGACGGTTTCAAAGTCAGCGCCTCGCGCCCATGGCCGGCGTGCCAGCGCGCCGCAAAACGTCGTCGCTGATGACCATTGGCCGTTTTCCAAGAAGTTCGTTAAACGCTTCGCTCGTCGAGTCCGCGTCGTCGTCATGTCCCGCGTTCTTCGCTGGCGGGAAGCTTTCCAGCGCCGTGAACCAGGCTTCGTTCCAGGGGCCGCGCAGCACCACCACGTTGCCGCCCTCCGCCTGCGCAGAGAACGCGCCGAAGCGGACCACCTTGTCGCCTGATGCCGGTGCGAAGCGCGCGCGGTAGCCGGCCAAGAGCTTGAGCAGATGCGCGGCCTGCGACTTGCCGGCCTGCGCCGGGTCCTGCGGCAGCGCGATCACACACGCGACGCCGTCTTGCGACGCCGTGTTCTTCAGCAGCCGCTCGACCTCCGAAGGCGTGCCGCGGATGCGGACCGAATGCGCGACAATGAATCGACCGTCGGGCATGCGGCCAATCTTAGTGCCGACCGTCCAGTCCGGGTCATTGCCTTCGGTCTTGGGCGTCGCCGCCAAGTCCCAGCCGCGAACGAATTGCGTCCCCTCCGGGAGCGCGTCGACCACCTGGCACCATTCGCGGCGAAAGAGCAGGCCCGCCGCGGCGCGGATCTTCCAATTGCCGCCGAGAAGCCGCTCGCGCTCGACCAGCGGCAGCGCCATCAGGTTGGCGATGTAGCCCGGGTCCGCGGCCATCAAGGCGCGGTTGTCCGTGAGCCTCGCCGGGATGAACGTCAGCGACTTCGGCGGAATCGGCGCCTGGTTGCCGTTCTCATCCGGCGCGGTGTATGCCGCCAGCTCCTCCGGGCGATCGGCCCAAACGATCTCATCGCCGACACGGACAAACCAGCGCAGCACGCCCGCGCGCTCGGGAATCGGATAGCCGGTGTCCTGGTTGATCCACCAGGCAATCAGCTGCGCAACCCAACTGTCCGCATCCGGGTTGCAGGTCGCCCGGATATACGGCCGCACGCCGCACATCGAGCGGTTTCGGCTGACCATGTACCAGAATTGCTTCTGGGTGAAATGCGTCAGCTCGTCGAAGCACATCAGCGGGATCTGCGATCCCTGCCAATTGAGCACCGTCTTGTCGTGCTCGAGGTGCTTGAACGATACCGTCGAGCCCGACGGGAAGGTCCAATAAAGGTCACCCTGGTTCGGCTTGGCGCCGAGCAGCGGGTAAAGCTTGACGCTCTCGTCCCAGAGCGCGCCTTCGTTCGTAATCTGCGGCGTGGTGCGCCGGAAGATGACGGCGCCAAAATCCTTGTTACTGACGTGCCGAAGCGGCTCGAGCAGTTCGGCGTATGTTTTCCCGCCCCCCGCACTCCCGCCGTAAATGGCGATATCCGCGGCACTCGCCAGAAATTGAGTCTGAGGACCCGGTTGCGGGCCTATCCGAATATTGAACGCCTGACGGACGTCCGCGCTACCCTCGCCCATTGTCTGGCAAAGCGAAGACGGTCACCGTCGCAGCGGACGTGGCTGGAAGGTCTTTGCCATCCTTCCCCGTCAGCTCATGCTGGTGCTTGTTCGTGAAGGCGCCGCCCACTTCCTTCGCCGCGAGCTCGCCGAGTTCGGCGGCCAAGACCATGTTGCCGCTTTCCTCGGCGCGAGCCGCCATGCGGTCGAGGCGACGCAGCCGGACCGCTTTGTTCGCGATCGGGATCGCCTCGAGGTCTTTCAAGAAAGCCTGGCGCGTCTCTTTGAACAGCGCCTTCAGCTCCTCGCTGAGGGCGGCGCCGGCCTTGCTGGTCGGATCGTAGAACAGGATGCGCGGAAGGCTCAGATTGAGCCCGTAATCCGTCTTGAATGCCTTCGCGACTTCAGTCGGCGTGTCGAAGCGAGCAAGCCGTTGCACGATTTCGCGTTTGTGGACGAAACTGAGCTGCTCGCCTTTCTCCATTTCAGTTAAAGCCAATTAAAAGTCGCCGCGCAGCCAGCACCGATTGTGGTGGATAAGTCATCTTCGAAATCTGCCGGTCATCCACCGCACGCATATGTTGTATCGTTCGAATCGAGAAACTCAGGAGACAACATATGCAGGACGGGCTCTATTCCGTCGAATTCCGCACGCCGTTCAGCTTCGGTTACGGCGTCGTCACTCTCGCCAACGGAAATCTCACCGGCGGAGACGCGGCCCTATATTATACCGGTACCTACGACCTGAACGGCGATGCATTCACCGCGAAGGTCAAGACAGCACGGCATGCTCCGGGAGCAATCAGCGTATTTCAGCGAGATCAAGTTACGATCGATCTCAACGGCACCGTGGCGGGGAACTCGATGACTGCTACCGGGACGGCTGCCGAAGCGCCGGGCGTGACATTTACTGCCAAGCTGACCCTGCTTGCCGCCGGACGCCTTCACAAACCGCCATCCGCGTGAACACCGATCCGAAATTGAAAGTCATTGACCGTCAATCGCAGCGAGGCTCGTCTTCAGCAAACCCTAGACCGCGCCGGATTACCCAAGAAAGGTTTTGATTATGACAGAGCTTCCCGATGGCCAGAAGGAGCGCCTCAGCATTTTCGAGCAACCGGCCGGCGTTGATTGGCTTCTCAATTACATCGTCGACCTAGTCGAGAAGGGCCTTAGTCTGCCTCTGACAGTGACGACTGAAGGATCGATGATTACAGGTACGGCAATCGGAGGCCGAGAATATTTCGAATCGATCGGTGGGTTGATCGCGCGATCGTCCCCGGAAGAGTTCGGCGCAGACCTTGGCCGCATGTTCTCGCAATTCCAAGAGATCTATCCGCGCCCAGAGGACCTTCAGGCTGAAGAAGTGCGACAGCGTGGTTTCCTGCACCTGCGAGACGCGCGCGTTCTACTCGACACGCGGCCGATAAAGGATAAGGGGAATCCGTGGCGAATTCAGTAAGATCAGCGGCTTCTGCCTCGGCCGCTACGATTTTTCCTGATGTCCGGAAAGGCACAAAAATGAACTGCTACATGCTTTACGTGCCGAAAAACGGCGTCGAGGCTATGAACGCTATTAGGGATTTCTCGGAGGTCGGATTGGTCACCTTCGAACTGTTCACCATACGCACCGAGAGGTCGGCTAGAGAGATTGTAGCTGCAATCGCCCCCACGCTGGGCGACAACCCGCAGTACATCCTCGCCCAGGTTGATGGCGTTGGTTATCAGGGCGGATCTCAGTTAGCTGGCGCGGCAAGATTTTTGAGAACAGATCCGCCAGACCCCACACGCCGATGAAATCTCGTCACGCGCCTTCGACGTACCGAAAGCCCTGGATCGCGCGGAAGTGCCCGCCGTATCCAGTTCCTTGCCAGTGTCCTTTGCCGGAGGCCTGTAGCGTCGCTTGCGACCGCGCCTTGCTTTCCCCGTAAAGCCGCGCCGAAACTTGGGCCCATAGCGGATCACGCCGGAGAGCCGCGGCAAGGCCGGGATGGCTGGTGTGAAACAGGGTCAGCATTGGCCGATCGTAGCGATTCTGCCCCCTCCTCCACGCTGCGCAAACGGCATTGAGAAAGCGCATGCCGACGCCGGCGCCTTGCCATTCCGGCATGACGACCAGGCGGCACGCCCGCGCCTCGACGAAACCCTGACGGGTCGAGAACGCAACATGGGCCACCGGCTCGTCATCGACGAACCCGACGTAACATGTCGCGGCGATCATCTTTGGCGCTTTCAGATAGTGATGCGGTTCAAAATAGGGCCACCATCGCCAGTCGGTTTCGACGATCCGCAGTTCGATTGGAGGGCGTCGCTGAAGCCACCTCCCGGAAAAGCTGCCGGTGCGGGTATCAAAGACCCAGTCCGGCTGCAGCCAATCCAAAATGTCATAGTGGCAGGAAAGGACGACGACTTGGCCACCAGTGCGGCGCCAGGCTTTCGCAAAGGCGTGCGCGCCAACCTTGGCAATCTGCCGGTCGACCACGCTGGTGAACTCGTCGACGACCGCCCTCGCCGGCGCGGCGCATACGAGGCGGGCGAGATCGGCGCGAAACCGTTCCCCGGTCGAGAGGACACGGTAAGGCCTCAACCAGGCGGGAACGGTGCCGAGCCCGACGGCAGAAAGCGCGCCCGTGACCTGGTCGAAGTCGGCGGCCGGCGCGATCGCGTCAATGATGGGCGCGTCAGTGGGCCAATCATCGGCTCCCCAAAGAGCCTCCGCGCCAAAGAGCGCGCGACCGATCGACGATTTCCCAGAGCCGGATGGCCCGACCACCGCTCCAATGCTCCACTCCAGACCGTCGATCGGAAGGTCCGCCTCGAGGTTGAAGGATGAGCCGTCATCGACATTGAACAGGGACTTTACCCGAGCGGCGCGATAGCTGGTCGCGTCGGCGCACTTATGATGTACGTCAACTCTCATGTCGTCACCACGCGAATCTTGCAGCTCGTGAGCGTCTGCAACGCATCGTAGAGCGACCGCTGAACTCCCGCATTCGGGCAGATCACGATCAGCCCATATTGCTCCCGATAGCGATTGTCCGGTGGCCTGCGCGTCGAGTTCGGCGCGAGTGCCGGTAATTTTCTCTTTCGCTTTTGCGCCGCTTTAACGACGCGCGCGACTTCGGACGGACGGAGGCCGGCCGGTGACTCGTGTTTGGGCATGGACTCTGGCACTTGTGGTCCCGCCGTGCGTACGGTGGCGGGGTGATCGCGGGCGCGATCGGCTCAAGATCATGCGAGTGACAGCTCGCGGTTCGGAGTGTGCTAGCACTCCGGACCCCGTCCCTTGGGGGTAGTTCTAAGAATTGGACGAATGGGATTGAAAACGAAACATCTTGTTGAGGCCAACAACTTCCGATAGAGTTTTTTATGAAGCAATCCTAGATGTGTCCAGGCGAGTTCATTTGACTGTGAAACGTAATTTTAAACCGTAGGGGGCGAACATGCCGCCGGGTGCGCTTGACGATTCTTGGCGAGCCAGGATTCGAGCTGAGGCCGCGAGCATTCAAAACGCGAGCCTACTTGCGGCGGAGCGGCACTACGCAGCTGAGACGCCCTGGTGGCACTGGAATTTAATAATAGGGATTCCCGCAACAGTCTTGGCCGCCGTTGCAGGCGCTGCAGCCTTTTCGAATATTACTCATAGTGAATTGGTAGCGGGAAGCATATCGATCATCGTCGCGATACTGTCCTCTCTAACCACCTTCATTGACCCAAAAAAGACATTCGCCGACCATCATGCTTCAGCCAAGGCGTACGAAGCACTCTATCGTCAAGCCGGTTTCTTCTATCGAATCGAATCGCTCGCCGAGAGCGCCGACGAAGGCACGCTGCAGACCAAACTCAGCGAACTTAGCCTGCGCTTCAATCAGCTAAATGAGCGTAGCTTACCGATTTCAGGTAGTGCCATCAGGCATGCAGCGGCCGTGATCAAGGGAGATAAGCCAGGCGAAGTTATACGAGATCCGGAGACCCCCAGCTCAACCAATCGATCTGAGTCATCGGCCGTTTCAACCGGGACGGTTACGGTAAGAGCCTGATCATCCACCAAAGGGGGGCGGGCCCGACCTTCGCGACAACGGACCAAGGATGAAAACCTGGTCCAGTCGCACAACGCGCCGGGGAAAACGCGCTATCTCGGAACAAAGCCGCCCAGAGGATCGGGGCGCTTGTTTCGCTGGAATTCATCCGCCGCGGCGATCATGCGCGCGGCCCATGCCTTCAATTCAGCATCTTCGGGGAATGGTCGCGTGACGATCTTCACGCGATCGGCCTCCGACTGAGGGGGCGGAATGCAGACCATGCGCGGATCAGTTCATGCCGGTGACGGGGATAGTGCGATCAACCACGTCGACGAACAAGCCCAAGCTTTCATTCGTCCGAGCGAAGCGTCCGAACAAAAGTCGCGCGGCCCGATCATATTGGCGCGCGGCAAGTATCTCCGAATTGTACCTACCGAGATCAACTCTCTCGCCATCATGAACGATGCCGGAGCGCCATTTACCTTTGTCGAAATGAACACCCTTAAATCTGGACGTTGCCGGCGTCGTCTGCTTCCGCCTATTCTGCATATTTTGCACCTGCAGGCATGGTCGAAGATTGCAACGTCTGTTGTCCAGCCCATCCCCATTTTGGTGGTCGACGACCTCCGTCGCCAACGGATCGGTCAGAAGACGATGCATCCCGATAGATTCGCCGTCGATCCAGGTATGAGCATAAAATGTTCCATGCCCTTTTATGGCGCGCCACTCATGCGCCAAGACGAGATCGAAGTCCTCGTCATCGACCAACGCAAAAAGGCCCCGCGAGAGGGACACTTGTTTCGTCGTACTGATTTCCGGGGAATGATGGTCGCAGCGACCGCGAAGTGGATGTGTCCAACCTCGAATTTCGGAAGTAATAGCAAAAAATTTTGGTTCGTCAACTCGCGCGGGGCCGCTTAGTTAACGGCAAGCGGGAGTCGCGGCGATCGCTCCGAGAAATTCGCGGGCAAATTCGTTAACAGCGATGTGGACAAATCGCGCGGTCCCAGCGCGCACACTGGCCGGGAATTTCGGAAATTATTCCTGCGGCATTCGCTGGACGATATGCTCCGGGAAAACCGGGACATAGTGCGATCGCCACGTCACCTCATCGTGGATCCGGCAATGCACCGTTCCGTATTCGCCGAGCGGCCGGCGCACCACCATCCGGACCAAGACGACATCGCCTTCCTGGAGCGCGGCGACTTCCTTTCGACTGAGCGCGTTCATGCCCTCGCCGCCTCTTTCTGCTTGCGGAAGTCCGCGCGCGCGATCAAGGCGTGATAGACGCCCCACGCCTGCTCAAGCTGTTCGTCGTCCAGATCGGGGCGCAGGATGCGCAGGGTCTGGACATAGAACGCCTTTCGCGGGTCGGTCCGCTTCGGCGCAGGCTCCGTCAACTCAACCGGCTTATCAGCAGCCTCCGCTTTCGCCTTCTTCGGTCTGTAGAATTTGACCTTTGGGGCGTCGGCATTGAATTTCTTGCTGCGTTTCGATCGGTAGTTCTTGTCATCGCGGAAGATCTCGAAAAAATATTGCAACACCATCTTCAGTACCGGCATCGATACTGGGTTGATGGGGCAGCTTGCCACGCAAACCTGCTCGACCAGGTCGCGCTGCGCCGCCGGCATGTAGTATTGCAGGACATCGAAATCCTCGCGCGCCTCGCGTTCGCGCATCTCGCGGTCAATGTCGAGATAGTCATCGGTCCTGCGCCGGCCGGTCTCGATCGGCTTCTCGAGATCCGCAACGAACTGGCGGAAGAACGAGGACCCCGCCGCCGATCGCGTGCGGCCGTGGAAGGTCTCGAAGGCGTGATAAATCTCGGCGATCCGGAAGCCAGCGGAGACCTCGGCCGATGTGAGTTCGTCATGGAGAGCGAGCCGACCCAGCTCAGTGCCGAGGCGCGGATCCAATCCGATCTTCTGCCCGTTCGTCTTGATGCGCTGCCAGAGCACCGGCGAGATCGGCTGTTTCGATGTTTCTCCCGGTTTCAATTTTCCGCAACCGTACCGCTCGCCCGCCTTCGCTGGTCGACCGCGCTTTGCAGCCATGATGCAATTCTCCCCCGTGCCATCATTTAATATATGATACGTTTCACGGGAAAGCGCTACACTACGATCAACTAATCAGTACACACGTCAACGTTCCGCGAGCGGAACGACCTCGAGCGCGCACTCCTAAGCAGAAGCGGGATTGACGCCCACTTAGGCCGTAACAGCAGCGCTAGAGCAGACATTCCAGCAGTGCTGCTTTAGGGCCACTAGCAGAGAGTGCAACAAGAGCACCGCTCATAGCGGTTTAGCCCCGAAGCTTCAGAACCTTTTGCTCAGCGGGACAGTTTACCCTTGTCGACGAGGACCTCGCATTGCTCAAGCTGGGCGCAGCTGCCTGGAAGCGTGGCGTGACGAGAACCCCAATGTTCGCCCTCTGGGTCAAACGCGGCGCTCCGGGCCCGCGTTCGCCTCACTTGAGACGTGCGGCAAGTATTTTTATCCCACTCGTCGATACATAGGCAAACCTTCCCCACTCAAGCACCCGATCGCCCTCGCGATAGGCTTTAGGCGACTTCAAGCTCTCCGGCAGGCGCACGGCCCAGATGAAAGTGCTTGTTCTCGATTGTTGGCGCTTGCAGTTTCTTGACGAGGAGGTCCTTGGGACGACCGACGCTTGAGAGCCGATCGAACCCTGATTGTCGAAATTGGCGGCCAATTCGAAGCAGCGAAGGTCTGCTGTCGCCAAGTAATGGCGAGCCGAAAAGCACTGGAAAGGTCAACTCGTCGCGCGCTTTACCTACCGGAGAGGCGCAGGTTTCAAGGCGTTGCACGTCGCTCCGTCATTTCTTTGCGAGCGCCGATTTGGCAATGCTGTTGTACCAGCCGCGATGAGCGACCTCGGAGTCGAGTGGCAGCTGACCGGCACTACTCCATCGCGTTTGACCGATGAATGAGGCCATGGTCAGCGCGTTTCGATCCGCAATGTCCGCCCGGAAGTGAAAGCATACGTGCCAGGTGCCGTCATGGCCCTCGAACGACTCAACGTCGACCAAATCTGGCTTATTGATGTCAACACCTGCCTGCTCCTTGGCCACGCGCTTGGCCCCAGCATAAGGATCCTCACCGAAATTAAGGACATCATTGGGGAGGAACAATCCAGTCTGCGCATCTGGGCCGTCCTTCATATGGACGTACAGCACGTGGCCGCCTTCGATCAAACTCACTGTTACGATCGGTTTGACGGGGTGGGTCATAGGTTGGGATTGCGCTGCCGAAGATTGAGCCATTTGGACCCTCCTTGTTTACATCAGTTACGAAAGCACGCTTCAACTCGTCACAGACTTTCAAGAAAGCACAGCAAGGCGCGACGCTCGTCGTCCTGCAGCGCCTGCCACCGCGAACGTGTCGCTCTCGCCTCTCCATCGTGCTCCTCGATTGCCTGGGCTAGATTATCAGCACGACCGTCATGCAGATAGGGCGGTCCGAACGAAGTTAGCCCCCAAAGCGGCGGCGTTCGGAAATCGGAACCTCCGGCCGCTCCGTCACTTATTCCGTCACTCAGTCCAGGTCCCATGTCATGCAGAAGCAGGTCCGTGTACGGGCGAATCTCAAACTCGACTGCAGTGCCATTGCGGTTGAATTTGCCGGAGAAGATCGAAACATGGCATTGGGAACAACCGATTTTCTCGAACAGCTCCTTCCCCGTAATTTCAAGAGGGGAACCGCGGCTTTTTCCGGGAGGCGGGCTCAGCATTTCGACAAAAGTCGTCACCTGGTCTAACGCGTTCTCAAGATCAACCCGATCTTTGCCTTCTTGGACTTTTGCTCCGAAACCAAGCTCGACGGAAAAGGCGGTGCGGACGAAATGGGCGAGATCCGGAATGCCGGCCTTCCAGCCGAAGCGACCGAACTCGCCCGGCGTGCCGCCCGGCCGTCCTTGTATGTGATCCGGGCCGCCTCTCGGTCGCACGAGAGTCTCTTGCGGTATTTTTTCCAGCAGGCCGAGACCAAACAGTGGGGGCGCCTTGCGACGGCTGAAGCCATCGGGCGGCGGCTGTTCGAATATGCCGCTACCGGTTCTCCTGAACCGCTGGAATACGTGTCCACCCATCTCGTCCACAACCCTGGCCGATACGAAGACGAACGTACCCGTCGTCAATCCCGCGCCTCCGGGCATCGGAACGGCGTGGCACGCGAGGCAGCTTCGTTCGTTAAATGTCGCGCCCACGCCGTCCAACTCACTCCAGACCCGCGAGAACTGCCGCAAGCCTCTGCGAAACTGGTCCCAATCTGCGATCGAAGAGAGCGCCGGTTCGCCAAAATATCCGGCCGCTGGCTCAGCAGCCAATCCCATGGTGGGACCGGCCGCCAGAGCGCACGCCAAGGAAATGACAAGCCGAGGATTCACGGATTCGCTCACTGCTCGTTGGATGTGACCTTCTTTATTCCTTGGGGCAGGAAATCGATACCATAGGGTGCATGACCGACACGTATTGATTGCGTCAGAGTATTGGTGTTGAGATCGAACGTGTTGACGGTGTTGCCGGCGAGATCGGTGAAGACCATCATGTCGCTGGCCAACGCCACGTGCTTCGCACGCATAATGCCGTCCTGCGGCTCCTCCACTGCCGCGATCGCCCCGTCGGTCGGCTTTTTGGCACTGGCCTGAGGTTCGACACGATCGCCGGGTCGCTTGCCGCGCAACTCATAGGTCCTCACCGAATAGCCGTCCCTCGCGGACGGATTGGTCACGGTAATGATCGAAATCGAACTCGAGTAAAAATTGGCGACGGCAAGCTTCGTGCCCTCGTGATTCAACGCGATGCCCCATGGCGATTTACCTACCGGCAGTTCTTGCGACACCGTTCGCGTTTTGAGATCGAGAGCCACGACCTTGTCGTCGCCGAAGGCGGCCGTGAATGCCAATCCCTGCTTTTCGGATACGGCGACTGTATAGGGCAGATGTCCTACCGGGACCCGCTTTACTTCCTTTTGCTCGACGAGATCGACGAACGAGATGGTTCCCTCGCCCCAGTTGGAAATGATGGCCGTGCGATCGTCGTCAGCCAAGCCCACCCCGTAAGGCACGAGTCCGACGGGCACCTTGAAAAGCTCGCGCCGGCTTGCGAGGTCGACAACCGAGATCGAATTGCTGCCGGAATTGGCGACAACCAGGCGGCTGAAATCCTTGGTCATGGCCATGTCACGCGGACTTTCGCCCACCTGAATCCTATAGGCCTCCAGATTTGCCTGCATGTCGATCACGGAAATCTTGTCAGCGCCGGAAAGACTTGCGTAGACGAATCGGCCGAGCTTATCGCTCTTGATGTCGTAGGGTTTTGCGCCAACCTCGATGCGGCTCTTTTCGCCGCCGCTATTCAGGTTGACGATCGATACCGTGTTATCGGCCCAGTTCGTATCGATCGCCAAGTCGGCCACGTCAGTACGGGAATTTCCCGCAAGTACGGCGGGAGCAAAAAGGAGCAAGGCTGCGACGACTCCAATCGCGCTTTTGCTGTCGTGTAGGCGCGGCTTACGAATGTAATTGTACATGAGCTGCCTCCAAGTCGTTTTGAGAACGGGGACAAGCAATTTGAAGGCTGACACCATTCGTGTCGCCTTTAGCTTACTGATCATGCGCCACCTACCAACCGAGGGGCCTGTGGTGGATATTCCCTGCGATCCCAACCGCAGTTCCGATAGGAGGCGCGCTCGCACGGACCGTTTTCCTGGGTTCGGCCCTTGCTTGCTAGGCATATTTGAAAGTAGGACACATCAGAGAACAAATTAGAGAACGATTAGGACAATACGGACTACCTCAAGTTGGAGAACCACTTGGTAGATTTGGGAACGCGTCGCCGAATTCCATTAGGCAATGTTAGCTTCGGGTGAAGAGCGACGCTTCGAGATCCCTATCACTGACTTCCGGTTGAGCTCGGGGAGCGGACATCCACGGTAAAGATCGCGAGGCCCGGAACGCGGCTAGAACCGGAAGTCAGCCGAACGGCTTGATCTATCCTATTAGCTCAGCTGTGCTCTTTTGGAAAGCGACGATGTGAAAGGAAAGATTCACCCGCAATTTCGTTGTTGTCGGATAAAAATGCTTGTTCTCGTAAATGGATTCCAGAGGTGGTAGATCACAGTAGCACAACTTAAAACTAAAAGAAAGGGAAAATATGGCAGACAAGGTTTGGGAAATTTCGCTATCGGTGAAGGTCGAGACTGACACGGAAAGCAAAGCGCGACTAATCGTGCAGAATGCCTTAGGGGCACACGCGAAGGTACGGTCCTATGACTTGAAGAAGGGCAACGAGAAGTTGCTCTATCACTGGAATCCGATCGGTGGGGCACCTAAGGATCGAAAAATACTCGGCTGCGAAGCCGACATTGGACTTGTCTACTCAGCAGAGTGGGCTGGCGATCGCTGGATGAACCTTGCGTCGAACGATGAAGCGGAGCACATGACGCACTGGATGGACCACCCCGACACTCAAAATGACTAGTTGCATCATCCGCCAACGACAAAGCTCTTTCACGTAGCCCTAAACCCTGGTCAACAGATGATCGGTGAGACCTTGCATACCGCGCGATACTGGCCGCTATTTCGCGGGAATTTCTTCTAAGATTCGGATTAGATGCATTTATTCACATGATGGAGCAAGCGATTCAGTTCTGTGCGCCCAACGACGTGCAAAATACCGTCGGCGATTTGCGCTTACGCTGAGCGCTTTGTGAAGGATATTTTGCGTATCGCGGACGCCGTTCGGGATGCGAAAGGTTAGAGCCTTATAGTCGCCGCCTTCGGCATGAGGGTGGCGGCCAGCGGCATCATTCGCAGACAGTCTGTCAAGAGCAGATCGAAGTTCAGCTTTCGGGGCAAAAGCGGTGAGGTTCGAGCAAATGTTTTCCGGTTTGTACCTAAAAGCAGACGCAACGCGTTTGTGAGCACACGCCCTAGCTCGCCGATCCGACGGCCACGAAGCCAAGCGGCAGAGGCGGACCAACCGTCGCTTCCTTCCTTGCTAGCGCGAGCATCTGGCCGACCCCGTTGCGGAAAGCGTCACCTTTCAGGCCCTGCTGGTCCGCGGCCCCAACATATTCGGCGAGCTTCGCCACCAATGGGCCGGCTTCCCGAATCCATCTCGCGATGGTGAGCTCGGCAGCGGTGGCCGTAATGCCGAGCCTGCGGATCGCGACCGCTTTGCCCTCCGTCGTTAGCCAATAGCGGGGCGCGTCGCGTTCGGTGAATTGTCGATCGCGCTCGGACTTCCCTGCCCTCTCAAGCTTAAGCTTTTCGCGGCGACGTCGCTGGCGGTCCGCGGCGGTTGGGTCTTCCCTGTCCGGCTGCCGCTCGTCCCATGTCGCCAAATAATCGTTCTCGATCCAGCCCAGCTCCTCGAGCTTCCGGAAGACCTCGGCGACCTTCTCCGGATCGATGTCGAGCGCCGCGCCGCAATCGATAACCGAGAAGTCGCGCACCCATCCCCGCGGCTTCGATCGGTTCGCTGTCCGCAGCAACGCGAGCGCAATCATAGACACCTCGGACACCGACATCGAGCACTGTCGCGCGACATAGCGGAATTTCGGATGGCCGAGGAAATCGTTATAAAGGCGAAACCAGTCGTACCGCTTTTGCCTGTCGGACCACGGCTTGCGGGGTAGCTTCTCGCTCATTCAGAGAACCTTGGGGAGTGTCACGCGCGCCCGATACTCATGAGGGCTGTAGTAGACGCCGCGGGCAGCGTCGAAGCCGCCGACGTAATCAGTGACCAGCTTGGCGGTGCACAAAGTTTCTAATTCCAAGCCGACGGTGGAGCGGCGCGAAGGGGTTCGAGTCCTTATTACCGAACGCCACCTTCGCTTTGGGGATCCCGCCCATATTCCTCCGCCGCTTCATTCGATCGTCATGCCCGCCCCAGCGGCTCTTGCTGCGCCATCACGAGCGGCGTCTTCTTCCAGCGCTTGATGTATTCGAGGACGTTGAAATAGAAGGCCTTGGCGTCTTCCGGCGGGTGATGCGCAAGGATCTCGCCTGCGACTTTGCAGAGCACTTCGAGCGCCTGGTCGCTGAGAACGGGGATTGAACCGTCTTCGGACGGCGGCGCGCCATCGGCGCGCAACGCCTCCCGAATGCGGCATTCCATGCAGTTGCGGCCGAAAGTAGGATGCAGATCGGTCACGCCAATCCCCGGTGCCCGCGCTCGCGCCGCCGCTCCATTCGCGTCTCTTGCAGGAACATCGGCATGCCCTCGGGCAGAGTCCCGCGCGGTGCGCGCGCCTCGATCGAGGCAACAGCCGTTTCCATGAGCAGGCGCGAGCGTAGCCGATCGGATGCCGTCGCCTCCTGGATGATGCGCCTCATACCGTCATTCCGTCCGGTCAAAGCGGGATTGAGAGGCACTTCGGCTTCGATTTCGCCCGACGGTTCCGTCGCGGCGCGGTCACCTCCGGATGCGATATCGCCGGCGGTCGACGCCGGCCCGGCGACCGGCCGGCGGGATGTGCGCAGCATGGTCAGCGCCATGTTGGCGATTTTGTCCGTGACCTCTCGCGTGTCGTCGACCAGCAATTGCATGTCGCTCTGCCTGACCTCGAGATCGTCTTTCTCTGCGGTCACCGCCGCCAGCGCCTTCGTCAAAGCCACCTTCTCGGCCTCGAGCGATTCGATCTTGGCGAGCGCTTCACTCAGATCGTGCTCGATACTGGCAACTTGTTCAGCAATTGCAGGCATATTCATTCCTTTCGTTTGAAGCGTGATTTTCCGTGGAAGTAATCACTTCGTTGCGGCTCGACCGCAGCCATGCGCCGCGGTCGCGGTCGCATCAGCTGCGCTCTGTGCCCTGCTCATCTTTCCCCCGCCCCTGCAGCACTTTGCGTTCGGCGTCTCTCAGTTGCTCTTTCGAGTAGCTTTCGAGCAGCTTCGATCGCAGCCGCTGCCTCTGCGAACGCATCCTCACGATGGTCAAGGCCAATCTGGTTAGAGATATCGATTTCATGTTGTAGTGACCGGATCTCCGCTTGCAGCACTTCGATCATCACAGCTCGGATGCCGGCCATCAGGAAGTGAGGAACGGTCTTCCGCCTTTTCTGGCGGATGAGCCGCAGCGTTTTGACCGATACGGCGAGCTTGTTCGCAAAACTCATACGAACATCTCCCTCTGAGAGACCCGTTTGCCGCGACCTAATAGTCTCGGCGATTTCAAGCATTCTGCTTGCACTGGGAATGTCTCTTGCAAATGCGGTCACGTTGGCTTGCCCGAAAAGGGCCTCCTCAAGTTCTTTCCTGGTCGGCGTCCTCGTCCATGGTGATGGACATGAGCGAAGACGAAGATCCGTACACACACGACACTTGGACGCCTCTAGGAACAGTGGCGGCCGGGTTAGTTTCAAAGCTCCGCGGTCAAATGCAGCCGAATTGCCGCGCGGAACCGCACGAGGAAAACAGCAATACAAAAGTTGTTGATGCAGCTTTCGAGCAACGTTCGAAGGACGGTTTTCACCGAGTATCCAAATACCGGAAAACCGCAGGGCCGGGCACGTGACTCCTGACGCAACTTGTAGAAGGGTCGGTTCCGTTGAAAGGAACGCGCTTCATGCGTTTGGGAATCAGGATGAACGAACCACAAGAAGACAAAGCGGGGCCGCCTCTGGTCGAGGCATACCCCGTGGAAGACAAGTATGTAGACGGAATCGGCCGGGTCGAAGTAACCGGGCACAATGTGAGATTTGTTTTTTACACTGGCAGGCCGAAGGACGGCGGCGAATACGATCGCGAGATCGCGACGCGTGTCGTGATGCCAATGGAGCAAGTCATGCCGCTGCTCACAATGATCGTGTCGACGCCGCGGATCTTCGGATCGCTCGACGCGAGCCAGATTTTCAAGGCCGTCTCGGTCTTCGGTTTGATACACTAGGGTCATGCCGCGGCCTCCGGCTGCGGCGCACCCAATTTCGTTGCCCGGCCGAAATAGACACAGGGGCCTGTCTGCTGACTCTTCACCGGACGCCCCTCTTCCGCTTCGCCGGATTGGTGCCCGCCGTCAGTTGCTCAAGCGAAATTCCTGCGGCCTCGCTGATCTTCGCCCCGGTCTGGATCGGCAATCGCCAAAACGGCCTCTTGCCGCTCAAGATGTTGGACAGATATGGCTCACCAATGCCTACCTTGCGGGCAAATTCCGCGCGCGTTCCCGCGGCGTCGATTTTTGCTGCAAGCTCTTCCAAGGCATCCATGAGCGATTGGCCCCATTCCGTTGGCCAATCTTTTCCATTGGAAAAGCAAAAAGTCAATCAAGAATCTTTTCTGATGGAAAATGGACATGATTGCGCCAAGCGAAAACTATGAGCGCATGCCAGCGACCACCCGTCCTCAGTATAAGAAACTTCATCTTGGCGAATGGCTTGCGCGCCTTAACGTCAAGCAGGCCGATTTGGCGCGCGATGTCGGGGTTACCGAGTCGTACATCTCGAATTTGATCTCCGGAAAGAAGGTCAATCCGTCGATTAGCCTGCTGCTGGAGATCTCGGACCGGCTCAAATTGTCGGTGAACGATCTTTACAAGCAGCCCCCGAGCATTTCGGCGCTCGATGACTTGAAGGACTTTTCGCCTGCTGTTGTGCAACAATTGCTCGATCAGCGAAGCCGCAAATGATCGGTTCGCGCGTAGCTCAGGAAAGATTTGAAATTATATATCTGTGTCTGAGTCTGAGGCGTGACATGTCACGCTGAACCGCGTGAGTCACGCTTGTCACGCGTGACACCCCCAAGCTAGCTCAATTCAGCCGCCGCGATTCCCGTCGTGGCGACTTTTTTTGTGCTCGACCGGTCCCGCCCGCTCCTGCGATCCTTACAAATTTCCTAGGTAGTTCGACGCTTTTCCATTGGAAACGATTTTCCTTGACGGAAAACTTTTCTGATGGAAAAGTACACCTATCGGCAATTTCATCGTCGATGGGGAACACAATGGGACGCACTACCGATCGAATGTTCTATTTCGTGCTGGCCGACTACGGGAACCGTGGTCATGCGTTTGTCGAAACCGATGTCGCGCGCAACTCGCTGCGACAGGTCATCGTGGACATCGCCACCGGCGAGATCGCCGCGCCGCCGCTCCAGATCCTCGAATGCAATCCGGTCGAGCACGTCTGTAACGACGTGACGCAGGATATTGCGCGCGAGGTTCACGCCCGCCTTGCGGATGGTGGCGAGGGATGCCCAGCGCGTCTTCGCGACTTCCTTGACGAGAACCTGATCGCCGGCGCCGCCGACTACCTGGACCGCGCCGCGGGCACGTTCGATGCCGCCGCGGCCAGCTCGGACGGTCGGCGTAAGCGCCTTGTGACCGATCTGGCAACGCGGGTTCGCCAGGCTGCGGAGTAGTGGCGGCGTGCTGATGCATTTCGCCGCCGCTCACACCTCGATCATTTCGGCCTGCTTCGTCACCATCGGTTTCGTCGTGCTCACGGCCGTCGCTTCGATCGTCTTTGCAAGGGGACCAAACTGATGCCGGCAGGTTTTCGCGTCATTGAGCAGGTTGCAAGCCTGCTTTCCGAGACGGAAGCCCGTCTCGTGTCGGAAATCGCGCCCGCGGTCGGCAAGACACCGCGGGCCATACGCTACGCGCTCGCCGCGCTGATGGGTGCCGATCGCGCCCGTCGTCACGGGGACACGTACTATGCGTGCCAGGACATTAGAGTCGACGTTATCGACGTCGCTACCGGGAACACGCTCTCGTCAACCGTGCTGCTGCGCGAATGCTTCCCGGGCGATTTCATCGCCTACGGCATCGCCCGCAGAGCCCTTGCACACAAGCTGATGATCACCGTCGGCGGGGGTGTTTCCCCCCTGCTCGAGATCAGGCGCACGACGCAAGCGGAGGCGGCGTGATGCTCCGCATTGAAGCTTTCGCGAACGCTGTCGCTCGCTACACGGCCACCATCCTGATCATCGTCTTTCTGATCATCGGCGAATTGAGAGTCGGCGTCTGGCCCACCACGCCGTCGCCTCAAGAGTGCATCGCCATCCTTCTCGACCGTTAACCGGAGATTCTCCGATGTCCAAACGTGAACACGATCCGTTTATTTTTCTTTCGTCACGCGTTGCGAGCGCAGGCGCCGACATGATCGAGCGTATCGGCGAGATCAAGACTCACATGGCATTGGGCTCCTCTGCGTCCATGATGGCCTATCCCATGGAGCAATTGCGTCAGGCGATCGGCGAAGCCGCAGCGGCTCTCGCCAATTACGAACGCGTGACTGCCGCCGGTCGCGAGCGATTGACTGCGGAAGAATTTCACAATGCGGCGCGCGTTGCGGAAGGAGCCTGACTTATGCCAGCCCCGAAGAAAGGCCCCGCCCCCGACGCGCGCCGCGACCTGGCGAAGGAATTGGCCGCAGCCGACGCGCTTAAGCTTCAGCTTGCCGAACTTTGCGGTGAGGGCGAAACCGACACGGTCCTTCTCAAAGACATGATCGAAGGCTCGACCAACCTGATTGAAACGGTCGACGCCATGCTGATGCAGATCATGATCGACGGCGCGAACCTCACCGGCCTAGACAAGGCTAAGTCGACCATGGATGCGCGCAAGAAGCGCCTCGAGGATCGCGTCGACACGATGCGGACCATGCTCGCGAGCGCGCTGGAAATCCTTGAGGAGAGGCGTTTCGAGCGTCCGGTCGCGACCATCACCTTGAAGCCGACGCCGCGGAAGGTGCTCATCACCGAGGAGTCAGAGATCCCGGAACGGTTCTGGAAGCGGCCGGATCCTGTCCTGTCCAAAAAGGATTTGGCCGACGAACTGAAGGCGCACGAGCAAACCCTTCAAGGCAAGCTCGATGAGATCAGAGCCGCCGTCGAGGCCGGCGTGATCAGCGCCGAGCAAGCCGAAGAACAGCGCGAACGCGTGCGTGCTGCCTTTCCGAACATTCCTGGCGCCGAGCTCGATGGCGGCGGCACCACTGTTCAAATCAAATTTTCATAGGAGTTTGTCGTGGGTGCACTCGCTCTTTCATCATCTGCATCTGATGCCGCCGTCCGCACTTTGGTGAATTCGGCCCGCGGCTGGTGGCTGGACAAGAATCTCGTCAAGCTTGCCCGGCGTACCGCCTTCAAGGAAACCAACGAAGACGAATTCGACCAGGCAGTTGCCTTCTGCCGGGAAAAGAACTTGTCGCCAATGAGCGGCCAGCTTTACGCGTTCGTCTTCAATAAAGACGATGCGAAGAAGCGCAACATGGTGATCGTCACGTCGATCATGGGTTATCGCGCGATCGCGAACCGATCCGGCGATTATATGCCCGGACCAACGAAGGCGTTTTTTGATCCTGGCGCCAAAAACAGCCTCATCAATCCGCGCGGTCTTGTCCGGGCCGAAGGCGGCGCCGATCGCTTCATTCACGGCGGTTGGAAGAACGTAACCGAGGAGGCCCTTTGGGAGTCCTTCGCGCCGATCATCAAGTCCGGCTCGGATGACGACGCCTATGAATGGGTCGACACCGGTGAAGTCTGGGCGGACAGCGGCAAGCCGAAGAAGAAGCGCCGGCTGCGCCAAGGCGCGGAAGTGCAAGAAATCCTCGATCCGAAAAAGGAAGGATGGCATCGGATGCCCGATGTCATGTTGAAGAAGTGCGCCGAAGCGGCGGCGCTCCGGCGCGGCTGGCCAGAAGATCTGTCTGGGCTCTACGTCGAGGAGGAAGTCCACCGGTCGCAGGTCATTGATGCCGACTACGTCGACCTGACGCCCTCCGAAATGGTCGCGAAAGCGGAGACAGATGCCCGCATAGAGAAGATCGGCGGCCCGTCCATCTTCGCCGCGTTCGATGCCGCCGGTACCCTCGAGCGCGTGGAAATCGGCAAGTTCTTCGATCGGGTCGATGCCCACACGCGCAATCTGAAGCCCGAAGACGTCGCGTCATTCGCGGTGCGCAACCGCGAAGCCCTGCGCGAATTTTGGGGGCGCGCCAAGAATGACGCCCTCACGCTGAAAACCATCCTTGAAACGCGCTCCAGCGCCGCCACGCCCGCGTCCCAAGCTAACGGGCATGATGGCGCTGCGGGGACGGCCGCCCCGCGATCAGAGTCACAGACCGACTCGGGTCCTGACACCGGGGCGGCCGATCCCAGCCTTTCCAGCGACGCAGCCGCAAAACTGAAATCGGCGCTGCTGGCCGATGTCGCACAGCTGCGCACGCGATCGGATTTCGACAGCTGGGAACGTGATGCAAAGGCGCACCTAGAGAAGCTTCCGGAGCAGATGCGCTCCGAGGTCCAAGCCGAGCTCGACCACCGACGCGCGGACATCCGGTGAAAGCGCTTGTCCTGCGGCATTCGTTCGCAAACCCGATGTGGTGGGGCTTTCACCGCTTCCTGTGGTGGGAACATGAGCGCCGCGGGCGGAGGCATTGAAAAATGAGCAGCACCCACACCATCATAGCCGAGATCGAAGTCCGGTTTTCGTTTCCCGGACTGGCCGACGGCGAGTATGAAACCGATTATCCCGTCATCGAGATTGAATATTCCTTTCTCCGCGGCAGCCCGGCGACCAGGCCGAGCTTTTCCAGTCCCGGCGAGCCAGCTGATCCGGATGAGATCGACCTGATCAGCGCGCGCCTCATCAATGGCGGGAGCATCGATCCGACAGAGGACCTTGTCCAGACCTGGGCACGTGAATGGCTCCATGGCGACGGCTATTTCGAGGCATGCGCGCACGCCAAGCGCGGCCCTGATCCGGACGATCTTCTCCAGCAGCGCCGGGACGACGCCGACTTTCACGCTCAGTCATTTTACGGGGATGATTTCTGACATGACCGCCAATCCGCGCGTAAGCGACGACGACAAAGACTCGATCACCGTTTCGCTCGACGGCGTCGAGCTTCGCGGCTGGACCTATGACAATGACGAGATGCACCGGCAAAAGATGGCGCAAGCCCGGGAATACGTCGAGGGATGGTGCAACGGGCGCGACTACGTTGCTCGACCCGTTCAGAGCCGGCCTCCGCAACAACTCGACCCCAGCCCAATAACCGAGGACTGGCTCAAATCGGCCGGCTTCAAATGGCATCAGCTCGAGCGCCAGCCCGATAAGCATTGGCTCCTGTGGCTCGGTGATGCCAGCCGCGAGCGCCATTCGTTTACGAGCTTTGAAGACATCGGCATCGAACTGGCGCCATGCTGGTGGAAGAACAGCAAGAGCGACGATGCCGGTGACGTCGGCAAGTGGTTTTGCTGGTTTCGCTCCGATGCTTCCGGGCGCTATTGCCGCTTCATCCATATTCGCCACCTGAGAACGGTGGGCGATCTTGTCCGCCTGGTCGAGGCGATCACCGGCCACCAATGGGACCCGGCCAATAACCTCTATGGCTCCACGCGGAAGCCAGAGGATGCGGAGCTCATCCGCCAGGAGGATCAGCGCCTCGATCGACGGTTCATGCGGGAAAGTTCGCACAAATGGGCGGATGTCGAGAAAGACGATACGCGCGGCCGCGCCCTGCCCGAGCAAATGACGGCAGCGATCAAGGGAGGCGGCGCGAAATGACCTGGTCGCCGCAGCAAGAACAGGCCCTGATTGCCGTCCGGAAATGGTTCATTGATCCGACTTCACCGCAGATATTCCGCCTGTTCGGCTACGCGGGAACCAGCAAAACCACCATTTCGCGCGAGGTCGCCGACCTCATCGAGGACGATGGCGACGGCAAGGTGCTCTATGGCGCCTTCACGGGTAAGGCCGCGCTTGTCATGCGGCAGAAAGGCTGCCGGAAGGCGTCGACTATCCATAGCCTTATTTATGAACTCGACGATGACGGCACGGACATTCCGAAATTCATTCTGAATGAGGAGAGCGCCGTTAAGGACGCGAAGCTCGTCATCGTCGACGAATGCTCGATGGTCGGCGCCGAGCTGGCGCATGACCTGTTGAGCTTCGGCACAAAGATCCTGGTGCTCGGCGATCCCGCGCAGCTGCCGCCCGTCCAAGATGCGGGCTTCTTCACGAACCACAAGCCCGATTTCATGCTGACCGAGGTGCACCGGCAGGCGCAGGACAACCCAATTGTTCGGCTGTCGATGGATATCCGCGAGGGCAAGCGGCTGGAATATGGAGACTTCGGGCAGTGCAAGGTCATTCCGAAGGGCAGTCTAGATCCGCAAGTCGCTCTGAACGCTGACATGATCCTGGTCGGCAAGAACGACACCCGGCACAAATGCAACCGCCGGCACCGCGAATTGAAGAAGATCGCCAGCCCGACGCCGATCAAGGGCGAGCGCCTGGTGTGTCTGAAGAATGACCGCGCAAGGAGCCTGTTCAACGGCGGCACCTGGACGGTCGAAAAGGTGCGCAAGAAGAACGGCGCGGCTGTGCGAATGGTGGTCGGGCCCGAAGATGCCGGCGACGTGCGCCGGTCGACCGAGATCAAGGTCCACCCCTATTTCTTTGAGGGTCGCGAAAGTGAACTCACATGGGATGAGATCAAGAAATTCCAGCAATTCACGTTTGGGTACGCGCTGACGGTCCACAAGTCGCAGGGATCGCAGTGGGACAATGTTGTCCTGATCGATGAAAGCGCGGTGTTCCGCGAAGATCGCCAGCGGCATCTGTATACGGCCGTCACCAGGGCAGCGAAGACGCTGACGGTGGTTGCATGAGACCGGCCGGCCGCCGGGAGCGCCGCCGATGACGCGCCCGCTTGTGAAGGACGTTCGCAAGGATATCCCGCTCCGCGTAAAGCTCGCGGTCGCGCTCCGGATGCTCGGCTTCGTCAAAGGCCAGCGCGTCGATTTCGACCACGATCCCGCGCTCGGCTTGCGGGACTGGGACGAACAAAAACGGGACTTCATTCCACCCCAGCTAGATCCGGACTTTATCGTCATCCGGACGAAGCCGGATCACGGCCTCAAGACGAACGGCAACGGCGCAACCAGCTACGGCAGCGACAAGCATACGATCGCGAAAATCAGACGCGTGAGCGCCGAGGCCGAGGCCTTCCGGCTGCGCATGCTGGCGAAGAAAGACCCCGACATCGATGCGCCCCCGCGGGAGCGGTCGAGAATCCCATCCCGAGGGTTTTCCCGCGATCACCGCCCGCTCAGAAGCCGCAGCACGTTCCAAAACCGTAAGGACCAATTCGATGCAGAATAGAATTGCCGTGTTTATCGACGGCGCCAACCTATATTCGACCACGCGCGCGCTCGCCTTCGATATCGATTACAAGCGGCTTCTTTCCGACCTTGCAGGCCGCGGCAATCTGGTGCGCGTGCTCTACTACACGGCAACCCTTGAAGAACAGGAATTCAACACCGTTCGGCCGTTGATCGATTGGCTCGATTACAACGGCTATTCGGTAGTGACCAAGCCGGCGAAAGAATTCACCGACGCGGCCGGCCGCCGCAAGATCAAAGGCAACATGGACGTTGAGCTTGCGGTTGACGCCATGGAGCTCGCCGAGCACGTTGACCAGATCATCCTGTTTTCCGGCGATGGCGACTTCCGGTCGCTCGTCGAAGCGGTCCAGCGGCGCGGAGTGCGCGTCACGGTAGTATCGACCATAAAGACGCAGCCGGCGATGATTGCGGACGAGCTGCGCCGGCAGGCGGATGTCTTCACCGACCTGGTCGAGCTTAAATCGACGATCGGTCGCGATCCGGCGGAGCGCGCGGCGCGGGGTGCCGCATGATCGACCGGCAGGCCGGCCAGATCATCTGGCAGTGCGACAGCTGCGAGGACGTCCTCGAGACGGGGACGCCCGATTTCGACGATGCGCGCGCGATCATGCAGCGCAAGCAATGGAAGGCGCAGAAGATCGGACGGGATTGGATTCACGCCTGCCCGGAATGCGAGATCGACCGATGAGCAGCAGTGACCCGACTTCAAATAAGACCGCTAAGTCTAAGTCGGATCACGGACTTTTCGTCTCGGATCGGGAACTGCATCAGCTCATCAGCCCACACATGGGCTGGGACCGGTTTCGGGCAAAGCTCCGCGTGGCAGAACTCCAGGGTTTCCCGAAATTCAGCGAGTTTTGGGGCGGAAGATATTGGCCGAAAGTCTGCGCTTGGCTGGACAAAGACAACCGGCTCAATGACCATGCCACCGCTCCCTTAGCAGAAGACGGCCCGGAGAACTTCGATGCCCCCCCGCGGCGACTACCCCGGTCTCAAGCGAAACAAAACCGGCAAGCCCTATTGGATAGCGCGTCAGGTGACTCGAAACCCGCTCGGCTTTCCGGATCTGTGCATTCCATTGCCCGAGGACGCTGAAGAAGTGCAGCTCGCCGAAATCTGTCAGCAACATACTGCAAGGCTTCAAGCCTGGATCGAAACGGTCAGCAAGGAAGAACCGTCGCTGACACGGACGCGATATGACGGCACGATGCGGACGGCCTGCCAGATATACCAAGAGCATCCGCTCTCTACGTTCAATAGTGTCAAGCACAACACACGCCGCGGCTATCTGGCTGACCTTACTGTCATCGTCGAAAGCGTCGGTCAGCGCCTGATCCGGAACGTCACCGTGCTGGACGTAAAAAACTGGTACCAGCAATGGCGAAAGGGTGTGGTCTACGTCGACGAGGCAGGCAACCAGACGATCGGACCGGAGCGGGTCGCTCGCGCTCACAATGCAGTGGCGATGGTGCGGATGGTTCTTCGCTTTATGGCGGCACTTCGTCATCCCGACTGCAAATTGCTCGCCGAGGAGCTTGCGAACGTGCAATTCGAGCGCGAAGGCGCGAGAGAACAAGAACTCACCTACCAGCACGTGCGCGCCTTCATTCGAACCGCCTTCGATCTCGCCGAAAAAGGCGTCATGCCGCAAGATCGCGCGCTCTACATGGCTATTGGCACTGCATCGCAATTCGAATTGATGCTTCGTCAGAAGGACATCATTGGCGACTGGGCGCCGCGCAACGCCACCGCGCGATTCCCGGCGGGGATCTCCATCGTCCATCTCGATGATGAGACCTGGTCTGGTTTTTTCACCTGGGAAAGTGTTCCCGGCTGGCGCTGGCGCACCCGAACCTCAAAATCGAAGTATCGGTCGCCGGCCGAATTCGACCTCACACTCTATGACCTGCTTTTCCCATTGCTCGAAATGGTCCCGATGGATCAGCGTCACGGCGCGATCGTGAAGGGCGAACATGGGTTGCCGATTCGGTACCGGTCCTATGCCAAGTGGTGGAGACAGATTGCGACAGCCGCCGGTATACCTGTCGAGGTCCAAAGCATGGATGCGCGCGCCGGCGGCGCAACCGAGGCGGAGGAAGCTGGAGCCAATCTCGAGGGCATCCAGGCCAACCTTACTCATACCAAGAAGGAAATGTCGCTGCGCTACATCCGCCGACGGACAAAGAAGATTGCCGCCGTCGCAGAGGTTCGCAAGCTCGCGCGCGGCGCTGGCGAAGGCGACGGAACGGCGTAA